TGGTCGTCGCGTTTTGGCTTGGTGCTAAGTTGCTTCGGTCGCCAGTGTAGGTTGGACAGACCCACATCAACTCCGTCCCAAGACCCGCTGGAATCCAATTCCCGTGTGCGACTTGTCCTGCCAGCGTGAACGTAGCTGCACTAGCCGTCATTCTTACTGGAATCCGAAGATTTGCATTGTTTCCCGTAACATTAAACTCGCCAGCTTCGCACTCAATGTACGGACCACCAAGCACTCCACGGTACTGAGCAAGGTGAGCTATCTCGCCGGAAGTTGCCGCGCCGTCAATTACACGAAGATCATCAATGTCTGCGTAAAGGTTGTTGTCTGCTGCGTTTGTCGATTTATCCACCCCGATGAAATACTCGGCTGCGTCCCAGTCACCAGCAGTAGTGTCGTCTGCGCTTCCGGTGTGAACCAGCGTTCCATCCACATAGAACTTTGTGCTGCTTTGGTAATCACGAACCATAGCAACATGATGCCACGTTGCGCTTCCAAAACTATTGTTAAACCACGCCGTTCCCGTGTATGGATTAGAGTCGCCGGAGAAATTCAGCGTACCTCCCGCTCCATAACCACTTGTGTCCAGAAGCGCACGCAAGCTACCGCTACCAGACTTTCCGATCAACGCCGTTACAGCGTATGTACTGTAGGCCGGAGCTTTAACCCAGAACGCAACGGTCACTGGATCAGAGTCGGTATTGTCGTCCCACTCAAGGTAATTGCTTGTACCTGACTGGTCGTTGAACTGAATCGCTTTCGTGCCGCCTTCGTCAACGTCGTCGATGATTGAAAGCGATCCGTTCAGTTCAGTGTCAGCATGAGCAGGGTACATGACATTGGTGCGGTCGCCGGTCCTGCTTGGAACGATCCACAACTTCTCATCACGCAAGCCTTTCAGCTTGCGACCGTAGCCGGAGTAGAGAGAATTGATTTCTACTGGTGACAGAATTTTGTCCCAGATGCCAACGCCAGCTATTGCAGCATCATGGTAGTTTGCTACGCCTCCGTGGGTCGTCGCACCAACCGCAAAGTAGTTCAACGTCGCGTACACAGCAGCGTATGGCGAACCTGTTAGCTCATCGTCAAGTTGCCCGTCTATGTACGACTGTCGCGTTCCTGTTGCTGTATCAACTGTGACGGTAACGTGCTTCCACTGGTTTGTGTTGTCGAGTGTGTTGCGGTTTACGATTTGACTGCCGCCATGATAGAGCGACGGACCCTTCGCCGTACTCGCTGAAACATGCGTGTCCAAACGATAGCTACGAGAGGATGCAGTTCCTTCAAACGAAACAACGCATCGGTTCGTCGTGGAAGAAATCTGAGCCTTTACCCAAGCCGACACCGTGTACTTTGTCATCCCACCAAGGCCGGAGGGAACACTAGCAAAAGCGATCCTTCGCTGCCTGCTCGCATCAAACTTTACCGCATTGCTTAAAAACTCGGTCGGACCAGAAACGTGCCTACCTGTAGAGTTTGTGTCTGTAAGCGTTCCTGCAATGTTTGTGTTTTGACAGTAGAACGTCGTTCCTTGCTCTTGCATCGGAACGTAGGTAAGTGCTTCGTGAATCACTCGTGATTGCGTCGGGGGCTTTCCAGTTACACCGCGATATTGAGAGAGATGGGAAACTTCTGCTGCGGTAAGCACTCTCGCGTAGCTGCGGAAGTCGTCGATTTTTCCAAACATGCCGTTGTGCGAAGTCGTGGACGTTGATCTGCCGCCTATCGTGAATGGTTCATCCGTCAGCATGTTGCTGTTTGCTGCGAAGGTGTTGTTGTTCACTGTCCATGTGTGCTTGACTCCATCGACATAAAGCTGCCAACCATTCCCGTCGCTTCCATCCCACGAAACGAAAACGTGATGCCACGTTCCCGCAGTTAATACGTTACTGATTGTCAACCTGTTTCTGACCGACGTTCCAGATTGCGAGCGTGCGTCCATTTCCAGCACATTGCCATCTATTTGCAATGTCCAGCCAACTTGATTTCCAGATGTCTCGCACTTCCCTATTATGTTTTGATAAGTCGCTGTCGAGTTGAGTGTTAGCCAGCACGAAATTGAATACGGTTTGTTGAGTTGGAATCCGATTTTCTCACCGAAGCTAACACGCTCTCCGCTCGACGAAAACTCAAATGCCTCACTGCCTCCACTGCCTGTGCTGGCAACTATTTCTGCGTTACTTACAAACTTTGCTTGTTCTTTTCCTCCAAAATACGCTTGACCGTTGTTTGAAATATCCGCGACGGTTCCTGTGTTTGTAGGTGAAAGCCAAACAGCTTCGTCGCCAAGTCCTTCGGGGTTAGCTTTACCTAAAACACCTCGCTGCGATGCCAGTTTAGTAAGCTCGGCTTGCGACAACGGACGACGGAATATGCGAATGTCATCCATGCGTCCATCCATTACTCCTGCAAGACTTCCACCACTGGTGTAAGCACCAAACAGAACTGGATACGACACTGGTTGGTCCCACGCGCTGTTAAGCGATGCAAGAGCTTGTGTAGCCACTGACGCACCATCGCGATATAGAGTAGCTGTTGTTCCATCGGACACGAACGCAACATGATGCCAGCCCGAATCGGGCCACGCTGATCCTTCGCTCGGATTGCACAGGTAGGAATTGTCAGAGACATCACCTCGCATCCCTTCTGTCAAGCTGCTCATCCACAGGTTAAAGCCGAAGCCGCTGCTCCCAACACTCGTACCTATAATCCCCTGGGATGCGGCACTGGAACCGTCATCAAATTTGACCCATGCCGCAACTGACCATTTGCCCGTCTTTGAGAAAAACGATGCTTCGCCTTGCATGTCAGTGCTGACATAATCGTTAGACCCGTCAAACTCAAAACACTTAGAACCACCATTGTTGGTGTCGCTGACTATGGACATTCCTCCGTTCAGCGTTGCTGTGAAATTGTGGCCGGAAATATCGACTTTTGTATCTGTAATGCTGGGGCAAATCCAAAGACTTTCACCACCTAAACCTTGTATTGGTCCCTGCACACCTCGGCGGCTGGATAAGTGGATCGCTTCGCTGTCGGAAATCCCGCGATTAAACAAGCGAACATCATCGAGCAAACCTCCGAAAGAGTATCCACTTAGCATACTGCCAACAATTAAAGTGGTTTGCTTTGAGCATATAGTGTCATTGAATGTCCCTGTAGACGAACTTTTTACACCATCGACAAAAAGACTAATCACATTGCCTGTGCAGCGATAACAAATGTGCCTCCATTCAGTATCAAGGTCTGGATCATTTATAAACGGGGCGTTCTTCGTAACAGAAGTGCTGACATTGGAAGCCAGCGACCAATCGCGGCCAGAGAAATCCCAGTTTGCCCAAAATGAAGTTCCCTCACCACCTGTAGCCAACTCCGTTCCAACAACGCACTTCTGAGCGTAAGAAGAAGCGGACGCAGGCTTCGCATAAAAACTCACTGTCCAGTCAGAGGATGTGAGGAAATCCGCAAAACCTCCCGAACTTCCGTTGTCGTAAAGAAGAATACTTCCATTGCCAGCAAAGTCATACGCTCTGAATCCGCCGCGATTAGTGTCACCGACACTTGCAAGCGACCCTTGGTAAGTAACAGACCTGTTGTACTGGCTTATGTCATTCGCAAAATCGGAAATGCTAGGACACAACCAAAGCTGCTCGTCGCCAAGACCAACAGGGTCAACCCAGAGAGAACTGATGTGACAGTTGTTGCTCTGTATGTAGACATCTCTGAACACCAGAATGTGATCTGAGGCAAAATCATGCTCGATGTAATCTTCTTTGGTTGCATCAAAATCAGCATAGGCAGGTGAGTTTCCAAGAATGGTTTGATAATACGAAGTGTTCGTGTGACCACTTTTGCAAACAGCTATTTCTACACCACTGTCACCGTCAAAAAATCTCCAAGCAAGATACTCGGGTGAAAGTGGATCGCTGAACGCTGCCTTTACCCTGTATTTCCCTGCACCATTGGGCAAGTCCATCCGAAACGACGCGCCATGCGATGCAGTGTAGTGCATCCCCCGAAGCTGGTCGGGAATGGAGTTGCTTCTGTCGAGAGTACCTACACCAGCGTTGTTTATGTACCCGTATCCACGCGAAGGAGAGTACAAGGACGTATCTGTTTGCGCAACAAAACCTGCTGGATCAGTAGCGTAGCCAGCAGTGTTTCGGAAATTTACACCGAGCGGCATCATTCACTCCATGTAGTAGCAATGTTCTGAATTGCGTTGATCCAGTTGTTGTCGTCACTGTCGTTTGAAGAAATCAACGGTCCAATGAACTGAGCGATCTTGCCGTTGAACTTCACTTGCTGCAAAGCAGTTGCAGCAGCATCAGCCTGGTCTGCCTCTTGCTGTGCAACCTCTGCATCATAGACATCGCGAGCTTGCGTAACGTCGTCAATCGTTGTTCCGGCATGTGGCTTGCCGCTTCCCAGTTGGACAAGAGCTTCGCCAACTGACTGCAATTCAACAGGCAGCAAAGAAATTACTCCGTCAAACTGGACCGACCGAGGGTATTCGTCTGTCGCCACAGATTCACCACTCCCAAGGACATGCGAAATAAACCATCCGACCAAGTGCTTTGCTTCACCATCAAGGGTCAGGTAGTAGTCAAGGATCGGGCCAGTTCGCCCTCCGGTGACTGGATCAATGACAATAGCCTGCGTTTCCAAAAGCAAAGTCCTTGCATCACTGCAACTGATTGCTATTGCTGTTTTTGCTGACAAGTGCTGTGCAATCTGTTCGTCAGTCAACCCTTGGTCGGCCAATTCCTTTACGTCACGTTCGTATGTGATTGTCATTTCTCTACCTTGTGCTTATGACAGAACATCGGGATTGATTCGGTAACGATAGTCAAGTGTGTAAACACCATCAGGCAAAGGCCAAACTAGAAGCTCGTATCGTGTAGGATCGTTGTCATCAAGCGGTGCTTTTACGCGAACTGCTGCTGTCGTCGGTCGCCCTGTCGCCTGACTTTCCTGCAACAAGTTCCGTACCTGAAACTCGCCTTGAATTTGGATCGGTGGGTACAGCATGTAATCACTTGGCTGTAGCGTCAGCGGTCCCTCGATATATGCGTAGTCGGCTGGAAGGTCGTAGGTTGACGTATTTGCAACCGTCGTGATTGACGCTAAAGGCGTGAGCCAGCCCCATTGATGTGGGTAACGCATATCGGGAATAGGCGGCGGATTGCAGGCGAGACGCATCCCTTCCTTAAATATCTCTTTGATCTTCGCAGCCTGAGATGCCGTCCAAACCTTGCTGTTCGGACCAGCCCCAACGTGGACACCAATTCGCTTGAGTATCTGCCCCCTGCTCGTAAGCAACGACGGATCAGTGTCGTCAGGCCAGATACCCTCGGTCGTACTGGATGCTGACTCAATGTCAAGCATCACTGACGAAGCGATGGTTTCCATCATCTTTGCTTTGTAGACCTGTCCCTCGCCGCCGTTGCGTTCTTCCATTACCGCAAGGCAGCAGGCAAGTATCGTCTGTGCGTGTTCAATACCACCCAAAGGCCAAGGGCTTTCATTGCTCAGTCGTGCAGGCACTACCGAGTATTGCAGAGTAATAACCTCGGCAGTCGTCGGCACTGGGTAAAGTAAAAGAGAGCAACGGCTCTTTGCTGTACCTTCACCGCTGATGATCTTCTTGGCAACGTATTGCGGATTGTCTGTGCGACCTTCTGATGCAATAAGCTGTCTTAGGTGTGACTCCTGAGCTATGGCGAGGCGATTGCTGTCAGTTCGTGCAGTCGTTGGTTCGCCAATAAAATTTCCAAAGTCGGTCGGAAGGTCGTACTCGGATTGAGTAGCAACCGTTGTTATCTCAGTCAGCAGTTGGAGAAACGACCAGCTATGCGGCGCACGACGCAAACGCTCTTTCTGAGCTTCTGTTGCATCGGGTACAGTAAACTCGCCTGGGGGTGGAAAGTAAAACCGATACAGACCACCCTCAATGATCGAGTCAATGATCGACCGCTGGGTGTGATCCAGCAACGCAGCATCTTTCGGATAGTCAGGCATTGCTGCCGCCACTTCCTTCCGAAGCCAGTGGTAATTTCCGTATTCCGCTTCCGCAATCGGCCAAACCATTACTGCACTCCCCGCTGTATGCGATCTGACATTACAGCCGCAGCCAATTTTTCATTGAACAGTTGATAGTGAACACCGCCCTCGCCAGCCAGCATCTCAGGATTCATCTGAGCTTCTGCGGCAGCAAGGCAAGCAAGCATGATCGTGTCAGCGTGAACAGCACCACCCAAAGGCTCAGGATTTGATTCCGAGATAATGCTTGGCGAAAACAAGTACCAAAATGAAAGAGTGCCTACTGCATCTGGCGTAGGGTAAACGCCAAATTCATACCTTGTGTCTCCCTCGATCTGCCGGTTCCTGACCGCACAATACTCCGGTCCACCAGACAAGCCCTCGCCTGCGATCCTTAGCCTTATGCTGTCCTCGGTCGTTGCAGTCAAAGGATGGTCGGTCAATGATGAGTCCACTGACGAAGCTACTCGTTCAAAATCGTCAGGCAACAAATACCAGTTCTGGCCTGAAACGAGAGTTTCTTGATAGAGCTTCACCAAGAAACTCCATTCGTGCGTCATCTCGCCAGTTGGAAAGTAAAACCAACGCAAGCCAGTCCGTATGGCATCATTGATCGAGTCCTGCTCGTCAGTGCTGCGGTTTGCAGAGGCAATGGGGTAGCCAAGCCGTCTTGCTACGGACCTTTGGATTTCGTTGTAATCGACCGTTAGCGACATAGCTCATTCTCAGCAGTATCGGACAGTGATCTTTTGCGTTGTACTTCCACCGTCAGCCAGCGTGACCGTGAGTGCTTCGTTTTTTGCAAAGTTGTTGTGCAGGTAGTCGGGAAACGTAAAGTCAATGTGACCGCACCCTGCATACACAATGTCAATTTCCAACAGTGCTGTTCCTGCATAAGCAACTGTCAGCCTGCCCCCAGAAGGGACGCCGCTGTACGACCAGTCCACGCGACCGACGCACCAAAACTCATCTGCGTCAGCGGCTTTTGTAAAGACGGCTGGGCCTGTCCCGCCATTCACATGCTCTGTGAATATCGTGGCTTTTTTGTTGATTGCTGTTTGGCGTTGCATCTCTTACCTCGGAGTTTTTTGTAAAGTTACCTGAGCTTTGTCAACGCTGTGAAAATACCCGTCGATCTCGACCGTAACTTCTTCGGGGTTGTCTGGTGTACTTCCCACATAAGCACCTGCCTTCCCGTCAACGGAAACAGGCTGCGCCGGTTTAATGTCTTGCCAATGAATAGGCAATTCATCGAGCAGTTCAACCTGCTTGGCGGACGCTGTGTCGGTATAGTCGTCAACAAGGGAGCCTTGGTTTATGTCAGACGGAATCGAGCGATCGAGCTTTACTGTCGATGGGCGAACTTCAATGACCCGTTCCTCTCCGTCAAGCTGAACACCAATCGTACCGCCCGATATTACGCCAACAAAAATTGCCTTTTTGTCAAACCCGCCCTTGTTCAGCAAAACCTTGACGCCCTTTGGTTGTTCAGCCCAGCGAGTTTTGTTCGCTTCCCTTATTTCCTCGGTAGGTCCACCGATCTCAAACTCGCGAAGTATCAGAATCAATAGCTCGATCGGCAGTGGTCCTCCACTGCTGTTCACGCGATGGAACATTCGCAGTTGCTCCATGTACTCATCATCAAATCCCGCTGGAAGCTGCTGCTCCCTGCGACCTGTCATTTGTTCAATCTGGTCTGCGTTTCTTGGATGAATCAATGTTCTTTCCTGTCCCGAGTCAAAAAAAGATGGCGGCACAGCTATTGCCATGCCGCCATCAGCGTAGTCCTCGGACCAGCGTATTTTCTACGCCGGAAATTAGCCGACCTGCACGCAGTGAGCGAACCGCACACCAACCGTACTCGATCCGCTAACCGCCTGAGCAGCAACGATTGCAGCAAAGTTCGTGTCATCAGGCCATTTGGCATCAGCAAGCAACTCTGCTCGCGTTTTCTGGCCGACCTGAACACCGTTGATGAACACTTTAAGAAGCTCATCTTTGCTGTTGGAGTCGATCAAGAAACCCAGCTTGTAGCTGCTGCCAGAGGTGATTGCCTGAGAAACACCAGAAACATAACTTGGCGTAGCATCGCCCGTTTTTTTGTATCCAAAGGCAATCGTGTTGTCAGCTTTAACAATAAAGCCAACATAGTCTGCCGCTTCTTTTGGCAAACAGCTTGTGTTAATTAAAACACCCGCGCCAGTAGTAGCAGGCTCGATCACACCAGCAAGCAAACCCAGATTGGTTGTCGAGCCAGGCGTCAACTTAACATCAGTCTCAAATGCGAGAGTGCTGTCAAGCGATAAAGTGCCTAGACCACCGACGCCACCACCGGAAATGACATTGGCTTCAATGTTGGTTCCAGCAACGGTAAGCAGAAGCCCGCTTCCGTCAGCTTGGGAAACACCACCGCTGCCTGACCCACCGAATACTTTGTATCCTTCGGGAGTGACGCCTGTGCCTGCCGTTACGCTAACACCGCCACCTTGGAAATTGCTAACAATTCCTTTGGCAGATGCCGTCCCATCAGGAGAAACGGTTTCGCCCTTAATTCGCGACCAAATGCGATTACTAGGGGCGTCCGCTTTGCTTTGACCACGATGGTTCGTGAACAATGCGGGAGAAAGTAAGTTTAACATGACCTTTTAAGTCCTAATCAAATTGAAGTATGCGATTGTTGAAGTAACGCCTCAAAGGACGCTACGCTTGCGATCCAACCCAACATGCACGACGATCGACGCACATATAGTTGCACCAGTTGTCAATGTGGACAGTGCGAACATTGTGCTGCGAAGGACTGACCTTCGGCTTGCTTCGTCGCATCTGGCAACCCTTCTTGGCGAATGGACGGAACACCGACCAGTTAATGCCATAAAGAGGGTTTGAAGTGTCGTTGTTTTCCAAGTAAGGAACCCAAGACAGTGGAACGCCACCAATCGTGACCTGATTCATGTAACGAGCAACGTCGCTGCCAAGACGGTCATTGCGACCCTCTGCAATTCGCTCAAGTTCGTCTTGAACGATATAGGTAGTGAAAATCTCGTAGTCACTGCTTCCTTGAGCCATGTTCGGATGAGGAACTGGCGGCATGAAGTGAGTGAAAACCAAGGCTTTCTTGACCTTCTTGATAAGGTCGGTTTCGGTGTATCCAGAGTAACCGAAAGTCCAGTTTCGCCAACGAGGGTACTGGGTACTGTCAATTCCACCTGAGCCACCTGAGAAACCGCCTGGGTTTCCACCATTGAACGCACCATCAGTGCTGGTGTCCTTTTGCAACCAGAATGGGATTCCCATTGGTCGCTTGTCAGCAGAACTTGTCGGTGCTGACCAAAGGTTTTCTTCGTTCAATTCTGCCATGCTGTTCATGGCATCATGCTCGCGAACCTTCAAGATTCGGATGATCGTCTCGCGATCACTCTGAAACTCAGGCTCGTCAATGTCGTAGGAGTAATTGACGGTCTGCATCGCCCAAGGGACGTTTGCAGAAATCATCACATCCTCGACGCCAGTAACGTCAGTCGCAAACATTCCGGTATTGCGAGCAAGACCGGAGTTTTTGACTTGAACGCGCCACGAGATTTGCTCGCCGCCTCGTTCTTCAACTTTTTGCTTGGACATGAATCGACTTGCGACGTACTTTTGGTACGGCAGGGAGATGTCAGTCCATTTGTTCCGATGGAACTTCTTGAGCGTCAACTGAACGAAATCGTCCAGTTGGTCAGGGGTTAATCCCACAGACATTTTACTTGCCTCTTGGCTAATGTAACGGTCGCCGTGGGGCGACCCCATTCATGCTGCCCCGACACAAGCCGGAAGCACACGCATTTCCCGAGCGCAAATATCAATGGTTAGTTTTCTTCTATCATGCGTTGGTACGCATCGTCCGTCTCTGACAAGATTCTCTGAATCTCTAGCTCGTCGTCGTCATAATGAGTCGCTTGCTTTGCTGGCTTTCTTGACCGGCTTCCCGAAGATTGACGCCTCGCGGCTTGTTTTTTGAGCTTGGCAACTGCGTCTTTCTTGCTTACTTCTGCAACCCTGTCCCTGAACGTGATCGCGGCAGCGTCCTTGACGAGCGTGTTTAGATCGGGGATTGGCCTGCCTTGAGACGAATACCCAGCGGTCATTACGTCGATCGCTTCCGCTAGTTTCATGCGTCGATCCATTTGCTCCTTGCCCAGCTTCTTAGCCTTGCTTCCCTTTCCGTACTGGACCCCAAAAAAATCAGGATCAAGAGCGTCAAGTTCGCTGCCAAATTCCTTCAAGGCGGAATCGTCGTGAGTTGACTCTAGGCGACTGTTTTGCTCTTTAAGCCCAACAATCTCTTTTTGCAAATTGTCGATCGCGTTAAACGCACTCTTTGTTACGTCGTCGTATTCGTCGAGGTCGATCTTGGACAAGTCCCAAGCAGGGGGCGAATCCTCATCGCTCTCTTTGCCTTCATCGTCGCTTTTCTCTGGCTCTTGCTTAGGGGTCTTTGGCTCGCTGATCTGACGAGCAGCAATCTTTCCAAACTTCTCTAGCAACTCCCTACTGCCAAGGTCGTCAACTTCTTCTTTTGTCAGCCCGTAGCTTTCGCCCAGTTTGTAATCAGAATCAGTCAGCCCAGCTTCCTCGGGATCGACTTTCTCGCTAACAGGCTCATCAACAGGGTCGTCAGCAGGCTCATCGACAGACTCATCGACAGGCAAAGATTCGTCCTCAGCGACCTGAGCCTTTGGCTCACTGACCGCTTCCTCAACAACCGGAGCGTCACCACTGATCGGTTCTTCTGCGATCGCGATTTCGTCATCGGTAAGTTGGATTTCTTCTTCTGCCATTTTTTATTTATTCCCGAGTTACATAAAAAAGAGACGATTTGCCATAAATGTGGTCGATGTGAAACTATTTTCTCAAGACCAATTCTTTTGCGTCGGCAAGTTGCTGCTCTGAAAGCATTGCTCCCGATCCGTTTTTTGTGTTGTAATCTGCCATCTGGCGTGACTTGAGATACTTCTGCAAAACATTCGGAGAGTCGCACTTAACTTGAAAGAACTTAGGTTCAGTCTTGTCCCTTATGAACTCAACGCCCCTTACCCCTGACTGCTTGAGGTGCTTCTGCATGTCAGGCAACTGCTTCTCTATAAACCCCATTGAATCGGAAATGATTTCCGTCCTTTGGCGAATACCTTTGGGAGCCCGAACAGAATCACCCCTGACTCGTCGCAGCCAAGTTCCATCGTCAAGCTGGTAGAACCCGTCCTTAGCCTCAATCATCTGTTCAAAGTCAAGGTTGTGGACATTTCCTTCATCGTCGATGAATGGGTAGCTCATGTTTTTGGCTCGGCTTGTTGAGGAATAGGAATGTCTGGGACGCCAGAGTTGTTACCGACTGACTCATTGCGTCTTGTGTATGTCCGGTTTGACACAGGTGATTTGCCTTGTCCTTCTTGCGACGGTCCTGCCTCTGGCATTTGCACAGGCTCATTGAAAACGACAATCTCAGAAAGCGAAGGCTGGTTTAGCATCTGTGCATACTTCGCAGTCAACGCCTGCATGTCGATCGTTCCACCCTGCTGCTGAAGTATTGGCAGGAGCGGAGCGTACATTTGCTGCAAGAGTTGGTTAATAACCATCATTCTCTCGCCTGGGCCTTGGTAACTCATTGAGTAAATATCAAGCTGAATCTTGTAGTCAGAGAACATGCCTTCACGATCGTCCGGCGTCCAGTTGGACTCAGCAGTCATGCTTGGATGACCATCGAGAGACATTTGCCCTTTGATGGTTTTGTACTTGTCCTCCCATAGCAACTGAGCAAGCTCCTTCACCACCTGATTTGCAGCGTACATGACAGTCGCCTGCATGGATTCTTCCATTCGGCTAGTTGCACCATGAATCAGCTTTTCCTGACCCACGCTTTCGGCTGACGTACCCAGTCCAAGTATTGCAGACAGATTGCCGCTCATCCTGTCAAACAGTTCCATTGATTGCAGCATGAAAGCATTTACTGCGGGATCAACACCTCCGAGCGAGACTGGTTGAACTTCCGAGACATCCTGCACCTCAACCATTGCTCCATCACTTGCCTGCTTAATCCTGCTCGCACCCTCGGCCCCTTGCGGAGTATATGTCAACACTTGCTTTGCTCGCTTTGCCTGACGAGCAGCCTTTCGCATGAGGTTGTTTGCCAGCTTGTCCAGCGGACTCCACATTGAAGCGGGTGGAATTGGCATTGTGTTGTCAGGAACGCTTGTCAAGCACAGCTTTTTGTAAGGGCCGACTTCATCACCAATCCACTCGGTCACTGCGATCGCGTCACCTTTTAGAGAACAGATGCGTCGATCATCTATGACAAACGTATAGATCAGTCCATCGCGAGGAATGTAAATGTCGATGAGGTCAATCATGTCCTCAAACTCTGATTGATTAGCATTGCCTTCACGGGAAAGGTCGTCCACTCTTTCGCCGGTTTCGCTAATTGTTCCACTGGGCTGTAGGTCTTTTACCGCTTCTTCATTAAAAAAACCGTTGTCTAGCTCATCAAACGGTATTCGGTACATATCACCTTGAAATTTACACTCTGTCCACTTTCTTGCACTGGCGTCATGCACCCAGTCGTCAAGGGAAACGACGGAAGCAAACGGAGAACCTGGGTCCATCAGAACGTCGCCCTCTGCAACAACCTCGCCCGAGTCTGCCATGTGGATCTTTATGACACCCATGCCAAAGAACGAGTTGCGAACCCACTCCTTGAATGTGTCTCGCACTTCAATTTCGTCAAGCAGGTTGTTCAGTGCGACAACAAAGTGATTTGCAAAGCCCTTTAAGCTAGGGTCGTAAGTTTCCGCGCATACTTGCGGGTTACTACCCACCAGCAGCATCGTGTACGCCTCAACAGCTTGAGCCATCAGGTTGATGTATTTCACTGGCTGAGTATCGTCGCCTGTGTAGGCTGGGCCTGCGTATTCCTCAATCAGCGATTTGTTCAAGTCCCTGAATTGACGCAATTCGCGATAACTATGCTCAACAGCCTTGAACAACCGCTGCTTCCGTTCTTCCGTCATCAGATCGGAGGACGGAAGCTCGGGATTGCCTGTGTCGCCAGATTCAGAAACTTCGTTTTCTAGGAACTCTTGGTCATCTTCCGGCAAGTCGGCAACATTTTCGTACTCCCCAACTCCTGCCGGATTCGTGGCGTCCGAATCCTGCTGGTTTCTTTGCGACGGGTTGTCAGACTTGCTTTGATCGTCCATTTAATCGCTCACTGGTTCGGTTCGCGGGGTAAAATCGCAGCGATCTCTGGGCGAGAAAATGCTAAAGCCCATTGAAACGCGGTCTGCCATTATCTCGATCTTGTGCTGCGAGCCAGGGATAGCATCGGTTGCCAGCGGGTCAAAAGGCAACTCCGGTTCTGAATCGTTGCGGCATGTGCTGCCTTGGAAAGTGCAGCATTGGACGCAGGGAACATGAAATATCCAGTTCTTGCAAGAAACGCATTGGACTCTGTTTGCGACCGGCTCGCCAAACGAAGCAGGAAGCCCGTTCGTTCTTACCCAGCCACAAATCTCATCCTTGGCGAGATTTCGCTCAAAGGTTTTCAGTTGCCTAACAGTGCATCCAAGCTCACTAGCTACTTGATCGTTAGTGACTATCGCGGTCTGCCGTATGCCGAGAGCAAGCCGAGATTCGGGACTAAGCATCCCGTATGGGTAATCATTCTTCGTTGGTCGGTGCAGACGAAGATTAGTCTTTCCATTCATCGCTGAAATCCTTTTGTTGCGAATCAGAGAGAAATTGACTGTGCCTTTCGGCAAACGACCCTGACGGTGCTTTTGCTACAGCGGCAAACTCCGAGTTAGGGCTACTGGATGCACAGTCTTTGCTTCCCTGCAACGCAATAGCTGCACCAATAACACGGTCGCCGTGGCTTACGCCCTTGGCGTCGTCTGTTGCACCCGCAACCAATGCGTGTTCAATCTTTCCGTTTTTGTAAACGTAAACTCCACATTCTTTAAGAAGTTCTTTTGACCTTATGATTACTTTGCTTTCTTTAACGCTCTGCCGGAAGTCAGTAAACATCACGACCTTTGTTCTTTCGTCTGTCCACCACCCAGGCTCGGTTCGCTTTGTTCGCTTTCGTCTTGTCAGCGATCGACGGTAGTAAATGTTTGTGTACTGCTGGTGTATGACCCTTCTCGTAAACGCTGCGCCTGGGCCGTTATGCTCCCAAGCTAGGTACGCACCGCTAAAATACTTGCAAAGCGAGATGCAAAGATCGGCAAACTCTTGTGGTGGCGTTGTTCTCCCCGTCCACTCACCAACCTGCTGCAATTCATCGCCAACCATTTCAAAAATCATTGCGGTCGATGACGAAGTAAAAGAGCCACCAAGACCATTGCTAACATCGCAGCCGATTACATACTGCCTTTGGGGTGGTCGGCCAAACTGATCCAGCGCACACCAGAGTTTCAATGGTCCGTTTTCCATCCGGTCAATTCGGGGCTCAAGCGTTCGCGTGTCAAAGTCAATGTCACCTTCATGCGTAGTGGGCAATATGGTTTTCTCAGCCAAAGAATTGAACTCATGCCCAAAGACCCTGTAGCTCGATCCTCCGTAATCTCGATCCAGTTCTTGTGCAATGTTTTGCGGAGTCGCACCACCTCGATCGCACTGGTCGTCGTACCAAGGCGATCGCTCAGTGCCTTCCAGCTTAAAACCCCTACGACGCAGGCGATCAAACTTTGCCTTCACTTCGTCGCTGGGTGGGCTGTAGCCATCAGGAAGCGGATTGCTTTCTGGGTCCAGTGCAACCGGCAAGTGCTTTTCCATGCGGTATAGCCCGCGATTTCGGATTGGGTTTTGCTTCCAATCCAAAATTACCTTCACCATGTTGCTGGGGGTGTGCATCAGTTCGTAATACGCACCATCGCTGCCAAGTGGCGTCGAGACTACAAGTCGGCAGTCAGTGACATGCTGAGTTGAAGCCATCGCCATTTCGTCTGGACCTCGCGGAAACTTAGCAAGCTCATCCATAAGAAACCAACTTTTGCGACCACCAGACGCCACGTTTCCGGTGGCAGCAAACGCACTGATTGTTGACTTGTTGTCGATGTTCGTCCAGCTATGGTTTGCCAGTTCTCGCTTGTAATTGACGTTCTTCTCACCGCTCATCCATCGCGGCAGTCGCGTTAGCTCCCAGTCGATCTTCCATCCGATGCTGTCTGGATTCTTTGGATCGTCAGCCGCCCTTTCGTCCTTGCTTACGATTCCGACCGCACTCATGGGGTTAAAGATAAAATCCCGCACAGCAAACAAAACGCCCATCCAGCTTGCACCTTCGCCGCGAGATTTTTCTACTCCCAGATCGCCAAGACCCAGATGCTCGTCGATCTCCCGTATCGCAGGCACTTGATGGTCCCGCGCAATGAAAGGTATTTGCTTGGGCAACAAGCGACCATTGAGTTTTCTTGGCCGAGGCTCATACACCCAGCAGAACCCGTTAAAAAAGAACAGTGCATCTTCGGCACATGCTTGCATCATGGCATCGCGAAACCCTAAGTCGTCGATGCAACGAGTCTGCACACCCTGCCTCCATCGCAGGTTCCCTTCCAAGTCCATTGGTATTCGTCTGTATAGGTCGCTCATTGCTCGCCTTGAGGAAATAAAGCATCGAGCATTTCTGAAATTTCAGAGTTTGTTTTCAGTGCGCGTTTTTCTGCATCTGCCTCATCTTCTTGACCCTTCGCCTTCTTTGTCTCAGAAAGCAACTCCTTGAAGAACGCATCAGGCTTATTGGCGTAATGCTGCAATAACTGTGCGGCTGATCGACTGGGACACTTGCCGTTGGGAGCTTTAAGAATGTCGTCGGGCGTGATAAGAATTTTGTCGGAAGTGTTTTTCTGACGATCTTTTCTTGTCATAGCTGGGTGCGACTTAACCCAGTCCATTTCTATTGACGGGCTTGCCGTTGCTGGTAAGTCAGCGACAGCACTTTCAAAAGGAGCGTTGCGTTTGTTTGCCCTTGATCTTCTAGCTCGCTCTGCACTTGCTTCCGCATTTGGGACTCGCTGCATTTCACTAAGCCAGTCAGCCAGTGACGCACGTTCTTTGTCGAGCCCCATGAAGCCAAATAAACGCTGTGCTTCTTTTTTTGCGGCAAGCCCCGTTACTTTCCCGCCTTTGGAAAGCGACTTGATTTTCTTCTTGTACTCGACAAGTCTCATTTCGCGCAGCAAGCGAAACTCAAAGCACTCTCCAGCCTTAAAAAACTCGGCTGTTGCTTTTGCCGTTACGGTTGGCTCTTTTTCTGAACTTCCTTCCTGAGTCATGCTTGATTCACTCCGCAGTCTTTCCTATCCTTATTGACTTACGGGACAAGTTGTCCTTAAAAGAATGATAGGAGACAAAAGCATGACGCACAACCAACGATGCAAATCGCACATGGACCCAACTGTTTGGGGCAGAGGGCAAAAAGACGCTCGCGGTTTTCAAAAAATACTCTGCCGCAAGTGCATGACTTTTATTGGGTGGTGTCCCCCAAAGGGATACAAATCGTCCAGAAAAAAGGCGAAGTCGTGATGAAAGCACCTCTCTGGAAAGTCGAGTGGTTGCGTTACGGACAAGGCCCGAGCGAGGAAGTCTGGTCGAGCATGACGTTCGCCTGTGAAGAAAAAGCACAAGCCTTTTCAACAATCCTCATGGACGACGACTCGCATGAGTGCGTGATATACGGGCAGTACCCTGAAAACACCAAATGCCTGATTGTCAAATCTGCACCAAGGACAGCAGCAATTTTTGCAATGGTGACTTGGCCCAATGATAGCAAGACTATCCATTGGAACCTTCCAAACGACATCATTGCACTATGGATAATGCTTGACAGGTTTGGCGATCCGTCTGACATCAAGCGTATGCAGGTTTGCCAAACAGACGATCTAGGCGGGGAATTGGAACTCGACGACGTTAAGTCGTACTTGGAAGATTTTTCCTTTAACCTCAAGGACGATGACGATGAGTGACAAAAAGAAAGCCGAGATGGACGATGCTTTCCACGATTTGAATGGCAATCCGGTTTCGCTATTTAAGCTGGTGAGATCAGAGCCCGAATGGGCAGCAGCGAGGATTCGTGAAGGCAAGCGAATACAAGCAGACAACGAGCGACTGCGGGAACTGCTCTTACGCTGCCAGCCTCAGATCGAGGCTGGACTCAGTATGTGCGACACTCGACTGTGTGACGCAGTTGAAAAGGAGGTGGGTGATGAGTGAGTCACAATTTGACAAACTGTTGAAAGCAGCGAGGGACAAGGACGAAAAAAACGCAGAGATCAAGCGACTGCGTGAGTTACTCAAGCGGTGTGAGCCGTACATCCACGAAGCCTTTTGCGGTGTGCCGAGCAGGATTGAGTTGATCGACGAAATCAGAAAAGAACTGGAAAAGGAGGTGGGTGATGAGTGAATGTCACTTCTGCGGCGTAAAGAAGTCATGTGGTGGATGCAAGCCTGACAAACTGAACGTCAAGCAGATCGCCAATAAAATTCTCAACGAGTTTCCCCAGCTTGGCACAATGCTGATGCACGAACACGACAACGCGATTGTCGGAATCAGCATCACCAAAAGCCAGCTTGAGGACAACGGGTTTTCAATCGTTTACAACGAAACGCAGATAGTTGACAACCTAGTAACGGAAGGAATGACGCTAGATGAAGCACAGGAATACTGCGATTTCAACATTACAAGCGCATTTGTAGGTTCACAAACTCCCTTGTACGTCACCGAGTCCGACTTGGAAAATGAACTGTGAGCGTCCAAGATCAGAACTTTGACAAGTTCAAGGAAAACCTCGTCAAATCGCAGGAAGGCGTCAATTTTGCCGCAAATTACCTGCTTTCAATGGGGCATGATGTTCTCGTCAAAGCTACACACATCGCACCAAGCCGAGAGCAGTGGAAGGACTACACAGACTCCGGCGATCTTTACATCCAGCAGCGGATCGAGATAAAGCACCTTTCGGCACAATTCACGGATTCCTACTGGCCTTTCGGGTCAAAGTTCCTTGTTTGTGCCAAGCACTCCTTTGACCAATCGACGCCAAAACCATACGCCTACCTGTATTTTTCCAAAGACAAGGATTACGTCGCATCCGTTCTGGCTACTACCCGACCTCACTGGTACGTCGAGCCCCGAACCGACAAAAGGTACGAGCAATACCAGCAAGACTTCTATCTTTGCCCGCTAGAGCATGTCCGGTTCACAAAGGTTGTCAGCTAACGCGAACCTCGCCGCTGGTCTGGACATAGACCTCAGCACCGCAAGACAAAGGCTTGCTCGGCGTATAAAGAACCTCGCAGACGACATTCCCCTCTTTGTCCAGCACCTCAACCTTGCTGCCGTAGGTGTTCTTCTTGTAGTTCTTCACCGTCAGCGGTGGGTTTGTCTCGCCGTCCTTGCGATTCTTTCGGATCACATGCTGATTGACATGGATTCTTTGAAGCATCCTAACCTCGGGGAAACGCCCTAACCCTGCCGGTCGCCAACAAAGCGATCGCAAGCTCAGTGCTGGTATCAGAGATAAATTCCTCAGCCTCAAACATCACCGGATGCTGGGCGTGTCTCAGTTCGTGGATCAACGTGTCCAGAAAATTGACTTCGCACAAATCCTCGCGGCAACGAATTATGTGCGTCTTGCGATTGCAGACGCCCCACGTTTTCTGCGGCATTTGATTTTTTTTCTCAAACCGCACAGTCCAGTTTGTTTTCAAACAATTCTCGATGCTGCGATCTGCTATCTGGATGATCTTTTCAGTGTCGTGCTTCTTACGTTTCATAGACCTGACCGTTGTGAATAATAAGATTCCGAACCTGAAAATTGCCGGATATGTCTACGTTCACAATCGCAAAGCCAGCGTTCCACTTGTTCACCGGAGCGTAGTCAGGGGCAAGGTCGCACAAACAGCCAATCGAGTACGACGGGTTTACCGACTCCTTCACGCCCGTTGTCTCGACATGCGTTGACGTCCTATGCCAGTGACCGACCATAGCTGTCTGTTGCAGCCTCAGCCACATTCCCCTGGCTATATTTACCGGATCAAACATCCCGCGACCAACCTCATGCCCGTGAAGCATCAATAGCTTGCCAACCTTGTAAAGCTGCTTGCTCTCCACAAACTTCCATGTCTTAGGGTCAATCGGGAGTATCTTCTTCAACTGAAACTGGTCGATCCCAACCAACGCAGCCGCTTTCGCGTACAAAAACTGCTCGTATCGGTCCTCATGGTTCCCAACCTTGTAAACCTTGACCGAATCACTGCCCTTGAAATGCTTTTCAAACTCAGACAATATCTGCCGCCCAGTTTCAATCTCCTCGGCAACATTGCGATACCTCGGGTCTTGTGACCACCGAGACAACTTGTAGAAATCCAAGAAGTCGCCATTGAGAACCAAGTGCTGACACCCATCATCAACCCCGTACCGAAGTGCAGCCTCAATAGCTACCTCGCTGTGATACGGAACATGAATGTCACTCAAGATCAGGTACTTCCCCTGCTCCTTGAAGTGCATCATTCGCTTTCGCTGCTTCAAACCAGCAGGAAACTTAAACGACTGCCCTGCCTTGCCGTTCTCGCGATGCAGTTCCTTATTGGCAGCAGGCGTCTTGCTCGCCGCTCCTTTGTTCCCTCGGTAATGACGAACGCTCGATCGAGCCGCCTCAAGACTGGAAAACTCCCCAGCATGACGGTCCACCAATAGCCTTGCCAATGTTCGGTTGTCCGCGTCTGGAAACTCTAGCAACAAATTTGTTACCAGCTTTCTGCGACCTGATTCTTGCCTTGCCATTACCTACCCCCATAAAGCATCAAAAGACACCACCGAGAACCAAAAGTCACCCCCGATAATTTCCGCGAAGTTCCGACAACTTCCGACAACTTTTTGCGTGAAAACCCGTAAAAACGCACTTTTCCTCCGACAACTCCGACAACTTTCCGACAACCTCAAATTTGAACCCCGCTATTTTTTGAAATGCCGGAGTCCCGTTTGGTAAAGCGGGAATTGGGCAAAAATCGTCGGCGTATGATCGGGGGATACCTAATACCACTGGAGTCCCGCCACGCGATTCGCCGGGTCAAGAAACAACGATCGCGAACCATTTTCCCGCAATCAGCATCCCGATCGACCTTTCCATCGTGCTTCTGGCCCTCATCCCCCCTCCCCAGCACCTCATCGACTCATCCTCATGCGTTGCGCGTCGCCTCACCTCTCTGTCACGGTGTCATTCCACTACGGATGACACCATCACCTTGCGATGACACCTTCCCGGCTGCATGAGTGATTGGGCTCGGGACAAAACACAAATCAGGATTGTCCACCCACCTGCCTGCCTCGTGATCTCCATCGCCTAAGTCGTCGATCGCAAGCTGGATTGCAACACCCAGGTTCCAATTCAATAGCCGATTCCAGCCGATCACAAAACTAATCGGACAATTTGTCAGAAAATTATCGGAATTGTTGAAACTATTTGCCCCGATCGCGGTATATATACATAGAGGACAAGTCGTCCCGAAACTATCGAGCCCGCATAGGAGACAAAAATGCGATTGCCGTACTTTGATGGAGAGCCCGATCCTCACGATCGAGTTATTGAATTAGTTGAGGAGTCGCAAGCCATGACACTCGATTCCGACGCTGCCGACTTGTATGAGGCAGCAATTCGCGA